AAGAGAGTAAGTCGTTTGCTGGTCGTGTACCAAACCCACCTTTGTTTGCTGCACGTCCTAATGGTGGAAGAGTAGGAATGCTTTATCGTCAGTGTACACATGATTATAAAGTTATTCCTATTCAAAAGAAAATGCGTGAATTATTAGGAGTTAAACCTAAACACAGAGTTCCTAAAGATGCAATAGTAGAACAATGGATTGGTATATCCACGGATGAAGCTATGCGTATGAAAAAAGCTAGAATGCCTTGGCTAACATCACGTTGGCCTTTAATTGAAATGAAAATGTCACGTGCTGATTGTTTACAATGGTACCGTGATATAAAGAAACACCCTATGCCTGGTAAATCATCATGCATTGGATGCCCTTATCATCATAATGATCAATGGAAAAACATGCAAAAAAATTATCCAGAAGATTGGGAAGACGCATGTGATCTTGATGACAAGATAAGACACGGATTAAAAAATACAGAAACAGAATTGTTTTTGCATAAATCCGCTAAGCCACTTAGAAGTATAGACTTCCAAGCCCCTAAACCACAAGCGTCGTTATTTGGTGAAACATTTGATGAAGAATTTGCAGATGAGTGCGAAGGTCTTTGCGGCGTATAAAGGAGAATAAAATGAAAGCAGAAGATATAAAAAAGAAAAGAGAAATGTTAGTGCAACAACACAATACTCTTAAAGATAAAATTGATGAAGGTAAAACAGCTATTGCAAATATGCAAGCACAGTTAAATGGACTTATAGGTGCAGTGCAATTGTGTGATGAGTTTTTAAATAATCCTGAAAAACAAGACCCTAAAACAGCGAAAATAGAATTAAATCAAGAAAAAATAAAATAGTGTGACTAAAGACTTTTATGATCATATGAAAGAAGAACAAAAGTTATTATATCATAGCTATCAAGAATCATTACGGCAAAAAAACGAAAGAATGCAAAGAATGGCTGTTTGGGACCCTGAAGATAAAACGGCTGAAAACAGCCAAATAAAAAAGCTCATATTTGCTCTGTATCGGGGTTTAAAGGTATGGGTGGTACGATTCATCCCGGGGTTTTAATGATAAAAAAGCTTTTTGATAGATTTTACGCTTTATGCGAACATTATGGTGGTAAAGTCAGCGTGTGGGCTTGGCATAAGCGTTGGAGCAAAAGAAACAGAAAGAAATATAAGTGTGGTTAAATATTTTTTACAGTATTGTTGGTCAAGAAGAAAAATACACCCATACGAAAAAGTTAAAACATGGTATTATGGTCCAAGGTTGGATTGGATGAAAATTTTTAAAGAAAAGAAAAATGATAAAAGAAAAATTAAAAAGATACGTGGACGTATTAAACGGGATTCCTGATCATCAAGATAAATATGCATGGCTTATGTTGCTTGGTAAAAAAACAGAACCATTAGTGGACCAATTAAAATTAGATGAGTTTGAAGTTCACGGTTGTCAAACACGCACATGGTTAGTGCCTGGTTATGGAAGACCTGAATTACATTTTAGTGCTGATTCAGATGCCCTTATATCGAAGGGTATGGTAACGTTATTAGCGGATGTATTTAGTGGGTCTACACCAAAAGAGATTTTAGCTTTTGAAAGAAGAGACTTAGAAGATTTACGTCTTGATGTTTTGTTAACGCCTGGGCGAAGGAACGGCGTGCACGGTATGTTGCAGAAGATTCGAGAGTACGCGCAAGAATCAAATTAATCATTTAATCCCACTTCGCTTTAGCACGAAGAGACCATCGTTCAAATGCTGCTGCATTTATTTCTTCTTTAACCATTGTAGCACCAGCTGGTATCTCATTATATAATGCAATCACTTCACCATCTTTAACTTCTACTATACCTGGACCACAAAAAGCATCTTTATCATATCCTGTATTTTTCTTTTTAAGTAAACGCACTTCTTTCATGCAAGATGATAATGACTTCATAGGAACATATTGTGTCATTTGGGTTGCTTGGTCATTCATGTTACCAAAAACAAACATAAGTATTACGCTAATGACTTCCATTTGCCCTCACTTTATCCTCTAGTTTTTCTGTATCTAAAATTAATTTTTCAATATCTTGTTGAGCGCGTTTTATATTTACGGTGTTACTCATCATACCTTCCATTTCTTCAGCCATAGCTTCAATTTGTGTAGCCATAAATTCTATGAGCATGTCCTGTTGACTATCCGCGGGCAAATTGCCCATTTCACCACGAGGCCATTTAATTCTAAACTCAGTATTTTTTTCAACATCGGAAATCATTAGTTTGCCATTTGTCTCTATGTTATTAAGACGTTCTACAATCCCAAAATAGCTCCAAACGCCAATTCCGACGGCCGCCAATATCGAGAGCAGGTTCCTCATAGGCATGCTTATCGCTGTGTTATCTGATACTTTCATTACATTGCTCCAAGAGGATTTTCTAATGCTCTTTTAATTCGTTTATCTATTTTTTCTTCTAGTTCTTTTTGTCCTTGTTTTATTCTATCTTCTAATTTTTTCATATCATCTTCAATAGTATCAATAGTAACTTTTAAATCTTTTGCATTGTCTCTAGAATCTTCTTTTACTTGTTGTTCAACGTCATTAACAATTGATTCAACACGTCTAACATCTTGTCTCAAATCATTTTTTAATTCATTGGCTACATCTGATACAAGTCTTATTTCTTGCATCATCATTTCCATTTCACTCATTAACATTTCAATTTCTGTTTGTAATAGATCCGTCTTACTAGACATTTCTTCTTTTGTTAAAGCAATATCTTTATCAAAGCCAGATAAGTCTGGCGCGACATATTCTTGTATTTGTTCTTTCATGTTGAGGTAGTCTTTATAAAATTCAAAGCCACCCCATAAAGCACCACCGGCTGTGGTTAATGCTGTAAGAATAACAAAAATTTTGCCGCCTCTAAATTTTATTCCACCTACTTCTACTTCTGCCATTGACTTTCCACCATATCATTCATTAATCCATCACTTCCTGCAAATAACAAATAACCTGCAATATTATTGTCAGATATCGTTGTATCAGGTAATGTTATATCTGTAAAGAATCCAAGCCTATCCTTTAACGCTTGCTGAGTCTCAAAAAATGTCTTTGTGTCACCTAAAACTTGCATAACTATTAATGTTTTTGTTTGATTTGCTGAATCGTATTTACCTTTATCCCCCATTTTTTTTACAATTTTCTTAGCAGCTTTTTCTTTTTGTTGTTTTTTTATCTCTTTCTTGGGCTCAGCCTTATCTTTTGGTTTATCCATATCTTCTTCGCTTCCTTCATCCTCAGAAGCCTCTGATGTGCTTTCTTCCGTTTCTGGCTCTTCTGCCACATCTTCTGTAGGCTCTTCTGTAGTTTCTTCAACAGGTTCATCATTTGTTTTCTCCATTTCAGGTTCAACTTCTGGTTCAGGCTCAGTCATAGATTCTTCCATTTCTGGTTCTGATTCAGTAGCTGGTTCTGATTTCATTTCTGGTTCCGGCATATCCATTTCTGGTTCAGGCATCTCCATTTCCATTTCTAATTCCATTTCCATACTAGCCATATCCATTTCCATTTCCATTTCAGGCATGTCTATGTCAAAATCCATCTCGAAGTCAATCTCAAATTCCATTTCCATTTCATATTCAACAATCTCATAAGACATTTCCATATCAGGCTCATCAAATTCTGGTTCAAAATACATATCATCACCTGGTGCATCTACAATATCATTATGTTCAAATATATTTTCAACAATATCAATTACTTCTGTTTCTGTGCTACCACCATATGCTACCCACATTTCAACATTAAGTATATGTTCTGTTATTATTGTATTAATTACGTTGTATAATACATTTATCGTAACATCATCAAAGAGTGGTCCAATTGCCAGGTTGATATCACGTCCACCTACCTCCACAATTATTTTTGTTATTGTGCCTGCAAAATCAAATCCTCCTGAGTATTCTTGAAATCCACTTGTTACGCCTGATTCTGATAGTATGTCAGTGCCTTGAAATATATTTGTATTACCATTACGGCCTGTTATATGCATATAGATACGATCTTGTGCATCACGTTTGTCTACTTTTATTGTATAATTTGTTCTTCCTCCGTTCTTTATATCTAATTCTGAAATATCAATCGTGTTAATAAATGTTGTGCCCATACCGGATACACCCATAGTAGATGTACTATTACCACTCCCTGTAATTTGTGCACATTTATCAGTTCCTAAATTATAGCAGCTATTGCCTGAAGGCATTGATGCTGGTCCTTGTCCGCCCCAATCTGTGTCCATATCACCTTCATATTTTGATGAAACATAATCATTATCACCATCTAGAAGATCACCTGAATTAGGGTTTGTTGTAGTTACTGTTGTGGTTGTAGTTGTCGTTTCTGTTGTGACTGTATAGCCATCAGCTTCGTATTCAATTGTTTCTACTTCATCTATGACAATTGTTTCTTCAACACCTGGAGTACATAATCCTGTTGCTGTAACAGGACATTCTGCTTTAAGGGAAGAAGGCCACGATGCCAGAGTGCATAGCCATACCAGCAATAATAAACTTGAAAAGTTTTTGTCCATCCGTTAATCCAGTTGTTTGTTGTTGTTTTTGTTCAATTTCTATTTTTTTAAATACTAATGACCCTTCAGGCACCATATCAAGATTTTCTGTCCATCCTTCACGTGCGTCTTCTCCTATAGCACCCATGTAAGGGCAATATGTCCCTGCCATATGCATTGCGTCAAAAACGCGAGGATCAGCACAAAGTGTTGACACTGCTGCAACTTTCATGCCCATTGAGTAGAGCGAGCGTGATAATTTTATACGTTCACAGTTTTCATCCGTGATTGTGATTCCCGTCGCTACACCTAGTATTTGGGTTTGTACGGCGGTTGACGCCGCAGTCTTACATATATCAGAATTGTTTACAACGACACTTGGAGCACTTGCGGTAGGTACGGATTTATCCGTGACAACCGTCGAAGACACAGTGTTCGTATCTGCAGACAAAACAGGTTTTGCTAAAATTGACACTAATATTATTACTAAGAATATTAATAAATTTTTTGTTATAGATTTCATTTTTTATCCAGAATTACGTACCAAACGATGAATCGTTGTAATTCATTCCTTGTACGGGAAAAGCATCGAAAGGTAAACAAAAAGCATCTATGAGTAATTTGTCTTTGTATTCTTGTGGTTTAGCTTCGTATCCATTTAAAAAAGATGTTTGTGCTTCTAAACAAGCGTCTTCTGTGGGATATATAGAACCCATGTATTTAATTGATGGTGCATTTGGTACGGACATCATTACCAATAAAAACCAAATTTTAATCATTATTTCTTTTTTAATTTTTTATATTCTTTAGTAAGGTATTTATTTACTGCTGATTTAGAATAAGGTTGTTTTGCTAAAGATGGATTCTTTTTTAATATATCATACTCTTTGCCAGGTTTTTTCTTTTTAGCTTTAAGTAATGCTTTACCTATTCCTCTGAGTGCTACACCTATAACCATATTATTTTCTTTTATCCGCTTTCTTTTTAGCTGATTTTTTTATTCTTTTTTGTCTTTGTAGATAAGTTTCTGCGGGTAAGCCTAATCTTTTTCTTCGATTTTTTCTTGCTTGGCTTTTTATAATTTTACCTATTCCTCTGAGTGCTACACCTATAACCATTATTTCTTTTTACCTTTCATCATATCTATTTGTCGTTGAGTTCTAGCTGTTGCTTCTTTAATTGATTTGACAAGTTTTTTTGCTTTTTTAGTTGTCTGAATTATATCACTTTGAAATGCTGCACCACCTAATACTCTACGTCTTTCTTTAAATTTTTTAGCAGCATCACCAGTATCATCGGTTTTTTTACCACCACGTAGTACTTTACGTCTTTCTATAAATTTTTTAGCTGCATCACTACCTTTTTTACTACCTTTTTTAAGGAGTGCCTTACCAATTCCTCTAAGTGCTATTCCTATTACCATGTTGTCCCCTCATGTATGTTTTATTCGGACTATAGTATACCCATTTTTTAAATTTATACCACATATTTATAATTCTTGTTGCCACTATGTTCCTGTTAAATGGGGATCGAAGCGCTACGAATGAGCGCCAAGATCCACCGAGATGAAATGAAGTTGAGAACTTTGTTCTACACCCTGTGGATAACTTTTGCAAGAAATAAATTAATTTTTATCTTGACACGTTTATGGCAGAAATTAGCCAAATAATGTTCTTGATATGTTTGGGTGGTTATGATATACACATCTCATACGAAAGAAGAGTATGTCAATTGCAATTGATATATCCTCCTGGCTGAACAACAATAACTGAGTTGTAAAGCAATGGCTCTAAGGAGTATGTCCATATGGATGAGGACTTAGGGTTAGGTACTGAGTACTAGTTAAGTTTGATAGCTTGATTGGTCGGGAAAGGTTGAGGGTGACCACAAGATAATCCCTCGGAGGCTTTTGTACTATAAGAATTATGATAAGTATAAAGAAATTTGATGAATGGTTAAACAAATCGTCGCGTGGTAATAAAATCATGTATTACCGTGGGTATATGTGTGGTCCTTACTTGCAAAAGCTTACACCCACATTAGATGAAAGAAGAGTCAGGAATTTAAGAAACCATATTTACAAAGCATATGAAAATGATGTTGTGACATTGGTACAAAAGAAACATAGTGATTTTGATTATGAATACATTGCGATGCGTTTATGATTTGGGGATTATTTTGGATATTAATCATGCCCATCAAGATATGGATTGCGTTTCACATCTTGGTATGGGTGTATAAAATGTGGATGGGGATGTTATGACAAAGTATGGTAAAGATGGATTAATGATTAGTGAACCAGCATGTGAGATGGTTAATTCACACAAAGAACACAAACAAGCAGAGAATCAGTTTTATGATGCTATGTTTGAAGGTGATGATGTGCGAATGATGGATGCAAAGAAAGGAATGGACTACTACGGCGAGTTTGATGGAACGTGCCCCAAGTACCCAGGGTTTTAAATGGAAACAAAATTTATAATAATAATTGGTTGTCTTGTTGTTATTGGATTTATGTTGTTATCTAATACGACAGCACTATGAATAAAAAACTTGATACACCAGAAGAAAAAGCACACGCCGCTAAGCGTGATGAAATAATACGTAATAGGCCTCAAGAATGGGACCATATACAAAAAGAACGTCAAAAAATACGTACGAAAAAAACTGCACAAGCGTTGGCTGATGAAGCAGCAATAAAGGAACACGGCCTAAGGACAAGACCTATTACATTTGAACAACCCATTGAGGGTACAGAAATAGGTGGCATGAAGTCATTTCACGTCGAGAGAGGTGAAGAAAAGAATACATATGAAATAACAACGAAACGTGAATTAACGTTTAAATACCTTATTCGCGCTAAGAATGAAGAGGATGCAATGATTCGCACACTTGGGTTTGTTAGCAAGGATGGTAGTGGACAGCGTGAAGATGTTAAACGTCCTATGTATGCAAGTAAACCCATGATACGTGAATGGATTGATAAAATAAGAAAGGTATAATGATGAAAGAAATAATTAAAGCACAGAAAAAAATAAAGGAGATATTAATTAATGGAACGATTAATAATGAGTCTTTTCATTGGTTTGTTGATCAGCTTGGCATGGTACAATTATATGATAAGGGATTACCTATGCATGTTGTGTTAGGTGTTGTTAAAGAGTACATGGCGGATACAGATGAAAAGAAACGTATTAAAAAAATGCATGGGGATAATGAAGAAGATATGCATAAATTGTATAGTGAATTAGAATCTAAGTGGACATAAATAAAGTACCTATGGTGCGTATTACATGGCGTGATGCGCGTGATACAGAGACTGGTTGGATAGATATTAAAGATATCCTTGCAGCACCGCTTGCTGTGTGCCAGGAAGTTGGTTATTTAGTCGTGAATAATGAAGAGAAAGTTGTGGTTATGCGCTCATGGTGCGTGGACCGGGAAGATAACCATGGGGGTGGTGCTATTGCTATTCCACAAGGATGGGTAACAAAGATAGAATATTTGGTGGTAGGACATGCAGACGTACGAAATTAATTTATGGTTAGATAAAAAAATAGTAGAGAAAGTTGTTAAACAATTTGAGAATGATGAACAAGTATTAGAATATATTAAGAATAATTTTGACACTGCACCAACACCACAATACCCACAATTAGATCCAAAACGTGGTTATGTAAGACCAAAAGCTGATAATCACATTATTACATGGTCTAAAGTACACACATATATACGTAAAAAAGGACCAACTAGAATGGTATTAACAGATAAAGAAAAAGAACTACAAGCTACATTAGAACAATCCATAACAAGAGAAACTGTGGATGAATGGGGCAACAATGAGATGATGCGGCAAGTCAGTAAAAATTATGGTCCTAATCCAAATGCTAAGGGTTATGAAGAATTTCCAGGGAGAGAAAATAAGATATATGACAAAAAATAAGAAGGAAGGGTTAACGCCAAGACAATTAGATATATTTAAAGAGATTAAAGATTTTATTACAATGAACAAATTTTCACCATCGTATGAAGAGATAAAACAATTAGCTGGTCTTAGATCTAAAAGTGAAGTGCATCGTTATGTACACAATTTAGAAGCACGTGGATGGATAAAAAGAGGAAATGGCAGAAATCGGTCAATTTCTATTGTATGAAGCTTATGTATAGTGTATATTTTGCTCAAAAGTTTTTTTTGTTTTGTAAATACCGGGATATTGGTGCCACAGTGACACAATTGACGATTAAGTTATATAATTCAATGGTTTATTATGTGTCACCTATGTGTCACTACTCTAAACAACGCAAGGCACTTTTTTGTTTTTTAAGAACTAAAATGAGTAAAAACTCAACTATACAGCGGGTTGTAGCATGGTAGATAAAAGATTGAGAGGTGCCACAAGTGGTGCCACAAAAGACATGTCAATTAAACATCCTAAAGATAGCGAAGGATTAACAGATAAACAGAAGATATTTGTTAAAATATACTCAGAGAATGAGGGTAGGTTAACACCAACTGAATGTGCAAGACAAGCAGGTTATTCTGAAGGATCAGCTAATGTGACTGCATCACAATTATTAAATGGTAAAAGATATCCAAAGGTTGTAGAAGCTGTAATTGCAAGAAGAGCTGAAATTGAAAAGACACACGAGGTTAAGTTAAATAAACATGTACAAGAGTTGGCAAGATTGCGTGAAAAAGCTCTTGGTGAAAAGTCTTATAGTGCCGCTGTTAATGCTGAGCGCTTGCGTGGGCAAGCTTCAGGATTGTACATCGATAGAAAAGAAATCAGAACTGGTAGTATTGACAGTATGTCTAGAGAAGAAGTTTTGAGTAAATTAAAGGAAATAGGATTAGATGGAAAATTTAATAAAGAAGGTAATAAAACTGTCTTATCGGTCGAAGAGGAATCCGATAGCAAAGGACTTAAAGACATCACCCCAGTACAAACAGAAGATAGTAAAAAGTAAGGTCAAATATGACCGTAAAAAAAGAGTCAAACCTTTGGAAGAGTTTAAAGAAATACTTAAACAATGGGGATGATTATATTGTTTCACGCCTTGAAAGTTATGTTACACCAGGATTCCCAGATTGCCTTATTTATAACAAGGTTACAGGATTCTTTACTATTGAATTAAAGATAATTAAAACTAATAATAAGATAACAATATCACCCTTCCAAATTGCGTGGAATACACGTCATTCCATGCTCTCAGCACCTGTGTTTATCCTGGTTGGGGGGCTATCCAAGGGCCATGTTAAATTGTTTTCAGGGCCTCGAATCAAGGATCTAGGCACAAAATACGTCCAAGATGTGCCCGGGCTATATGAAGGAAGGCTCGAGGACCTCGATTTATGTCAAATAGTGCTAAACTCCCAAACTCCAAACTCCAACATCCCACCCCTTCGTGGTCAATAGCTTGAGCTGCTGGGCGCCCGGCGCCCGCGGGACAAACTCCTGTAACTCCAGTACAAAACCCACGGATTTCTGTCATTTCGTCAGGCATCTCGTTCCTGCCGCCCGGGCTGCAGAGTACCAGTCGGGTAAGTGTTCAAGTTCCGTGAAGCTTGGAAAGT